ATTGGTTGATAACCATTGAGTCTGTGTAGACATTCATGGTTTCTTCGTTACCTTCTAATGTGCCATCACCGATAATACCGGTAGCACATAATTGAGCACGAAGTTGATACGTGATTTGGTCGCCTGGACCTTTTTGCGTATCATCTAAAACTTGAATCATGGAGTTATCATCTGTTCCCATGAACTTATATAGCCAAGTCTGTCTCAACGCTTCTGACATTAAGCGCTTGGACCATAACTTGACCGCATTACTAGAGCCTGCGCCCCATCCGGTAGTAGACATAATTAAAATCCTTTAATTAAAAAACTAATTAATAAAACAAAAAGCTTTTTCCTTTATTAGCCAGGATGGCGTATGGCTGTGACCCCAGCGTGGGCTAACTTCTCGCAGTTAGCGCGGTTTGTGCAATTATGGCTTGCAGTGCCTAAAGATTAATATAGCATACTGAATTTTAAATGCAAATAATAGAGGGCGGCATCACGACGGAGTGGATAACAGCTAGCAGTCTCCTATTCTCCTCGCCACCCATAATACAAACTACCATATTGCTGACGTCAATAATATGGTGCGCAGATAGTACAGCTCGTAGACGGCTTATCTCTGGAAAAACAAGTTGTATACCATACTATCCACACATTAGTGCGCAACACTGGAATGGGATTTGAACCCACACCGTTCGACAACCCGAAGATTCTACCATTAAACTATCCAGGATGCGCTAATTGATTATACGTAAAGTTTAATAAAAATCTTTGCGATAATCGCCATTCTTCTTAGACTCATGCTTCATCTGATTAAAAAACTTATCAAACTCAGCATCTGACATCTCGTCTATCCGAGATAAATCAAAACCTTTTTCTAAATTCTTGCCGCCAGCACGCGGCAAAGACTTGCCATTCTGCATCCCTTTAGACACCTTCTGCAGTTTGCTTTCCTGGTTTTGCGCATTAAATCCTCGTGCCCTAGCAGCTGCATAAATTCTTTCGGCTGGATTAGCTCGCTCCTTAAACGATTTTGCAGCTAAAGCACGCTCATCCTCTTGTAGCAAATAAGATGCTTCTTGAGGGCTATAGCCTAAAGCCATGTATTCATTTAAACGAGATTGCTCTAAAAACTTATAAGCGTCTACAAAATCTGGAGCTTGTTTAGAAAACTCTATAGCTGATGCCTTGTAAGCGTTATCTAACGCGGCAACTGCTTGTTGTTCTTGGTAAGCCCGCGCTTGTTGTTCCAAGTATTGCTGCTGCGCGGTAACTGCTTTGTTTAAATGCGCCAGCTGATAGGATTGGTAGCCGATCGGGTCTTCCGATGGATCAGGAATATTAGCCGCTTCCTGCTGCTGATATTGCTGATTACCAGCATGCTGTTGTTGCTGCATCAACATCTGCAATTGCTGCTGAAGCATTTGATTTTGCCGAGCTTGAACCTCGAGCTGTGCCTTTAATTCTTGTCGCTTAGATTCGGCAATACCATATGCTTTCGTAAAGTCTCTCTTTGATGACTTTCCATTACCTTCTTGTCGATGTTCTGCTTCGTCATGAAAATCTTCCACATATCGTTCTGACGTTTCTGCACCATCTCCTTCTGAAACGGCGCCATCAAATCCTGCGCTAGATTCCTGTCCTTCATCTGAGAGTTCTTCTTCGCTATCTTCTCTAGATGGCTCACTGTATCCTTCGGGTTCATGATCACCTCTACTTTCAAAATATTTCTTCTCATCCTCGTTTAACAAATTCAAAGCATTCGCCATATCTACTCCTATAAACTTCTAAATGCACTAATTGCTGCCTGCACACTTTCTCTAGCATCTTTCACACCCTCAAGCTTTGCAAGCGCATCTTCGTGACCAGTCTTAGCTATATTTAAAGCACTCTTAGTCTGTGTTTCTAACACTTGCGCTTCAAGCTTTTGCGCCTCAGCTGCTTTCAACTTGGTTTCAAGTTCAGCTAATTGCATACGTATTTCGTCTTCTTTTTGCGCTTGGGGATCTGGCGCTTTAGAATCCTCAATAGCCTTCTTCCAGCTCATAATCAATTGAGCAGGGAACGGTGCATAATCCAAGATATCTGGAGGTACAGGAATATTAGCTTGTAACAATGAAGGGAATAACTGAATCAACCTGTCAAATACAATTTCACGCTGATTAGGCGCTGTTGGTGACTCATCCACAATAATATCATACTTAAAGTTTAAATCTTTCTTAAACAACGGAACATATTCACCCAAACCTTTGCCCGTAATACGAATTAAACGACCGTCAGAAATGTATTTAATAATATAATCAGCTAGAATACGACCCTCTTCCTTCCTATAACGCCTCAATGCATCAAAGAAATCAGACACCACCGTAATACCAGCTTTCTTACGCTCCTGCTCTAAACGTGCCGCCTGGTCTCTATCTGCAAGCCCAAGCATCTCTAGATTAACACCCACTACGTCAGCAATAGAATCAATGGCATATTTCAGTAGTGAATCAATCTGACTTGGGAATAATGGCGGCTCTTTCTTCTGAATCTTTGCCATACCACCTTCGTTTAGCCAGGTTATAGAAGTAGTAGCTAAACTTTGTTCCGCTTGTCGATTATCCTCGAACGCATCAGTCTCAGCAAAATATCCGCCCTTAGCGTTAGAGTTAACGATATGTAAAGTTTGCGACAACCATTTGTTAGCCCAACGCTGCGGGTCTTTCATGATTTGTATCAAGCCAAACCATAAACCTTTGCTATGATCTACCAGTCCAGTCAAAGCCCTAATAGTAAAACCATCAACCGGACAATCACCTTTTTCTAAAATATAATTGCCAGCTAAAAACACTTGGCGATATTTCTTGCGATACTGCTTTAAATACCTGACAGCAGTTAACATAATATCTTTACGGTTTGCTTTGAATTCTTCTCGATCGAACTCCTGAACCGTCCCATCCAATAGCTCTACCCGATAAAAAACTTCACGCGCCCAATATTGATACTGCACAACCTGAACCATGTCAGCATCTTGCTTTTCAACTTCACTTGATTGGTCGTTTATATAAAATGGCGCAAGGGTTGCATCATGAGGCTGCATACCACGTGGATCGGAATCCATGTCGCCTACCATTTCATCCTCAGCATCAGGCCACATAGCAAAAAAATCTTTCTTCTTGTAATGCCGTACCCTGGCTATCCAGTTCGCATCGTCTAAATTGCGCTTTTGCGAGGTTGGATCATACAACATGTCCAAAGGATCAACGCGCTCAATTAATATCGTACCGTCTGGATCAACTTCGTAATCCAACCTAGTCTCAACATAACCTAACCCAGTCATTAAACAATCTTTAAATGCTTGTGACTCCTCGTCCTCGGCATCGCAATTATCCCGTACCCAATTAGCAGCAGATGTCAAAATATCCGAACCTACCACGTCCCCATTAGTACGTGGGTAATAACAAACCTCTTGTCGGTTTTGTATTTCCAAACCAGCAACGGCGTTGATAACGCGAGGAATACGATTAAAAACAATAGTAGGGCGACTTTCTTCATTTAGCTTTTGATGGTCCTCTTGTGACCATTGATGGCCAGCAAAGAAGTCGTAAGATTCTCGAGCAGCTTCTTTCCACTCGTGCAAATGGTCCCGGGCATCCTTCAAGTTCTTATTAATTTCTTTGATAAGAAGCTGGTCTGAACTTGAAACCATGAATCCCGCATCATCATCTTGAGAGCCGGCAGCGCCTTCCATACTATTATCCTTTATCCATAAATATATTAATTAATAAGATTTACTAATTATAGCATTATACCTACCGCCTTCTACACACTCCAAGCACTACCAGAGCTGGATTTCTTATCTCGAGGCGAATACCTGTCGCGCTTCTCTATCAACTTCGGCCATTTAATACCCAAAGCTTCATCAGTTATGCGCGCAAGGCTATCTAGCATATCATCATGCAAACTAACTGGAAAGTTTAAATACTCCTCGTTAATAAATGCTTGTGTTAAATCTTCAGTGCGACCCTCAATGTTTGTTCGATTCTGGCTAATAGGCAAATAAATACGGTGTGCCTCAAATAAAGGGATAAGCTTGCGAACCCTGTCAATCTTGGAAAGATTACCCCCAAGCTCTGTTATCTTAAAATTATAATTAACACGTTTCTGCAAGTCCTTGATATGCGCAATATCGGCCTGCATACCATAACGCTCATAACCAACGTTTAACGGCTTGTACTTTCGATGTAACATAAACAATACGTCAGCACGCTCAGTGAGAGATAACTTATCCCGCACCCACTCAAGAATATAATAATTATTATCAGCTGATAGACCAACTACGGTAATCGCAGTGTAGTCCGAGGTTTTCTTTTTCTCGTTAGCCGGGTCAACAAGAATATAAATATTTAAGTTGCTCCATGTGGAACACTCGTGAAACTCCAACCAGTCACGCTTGAACCCTTGTGATTCATCAGCTGCCGGGGATTGTAACATCTGACTGTTGAACACATACGAACCCATGTCCCGGCGCTTCTGCTCGAGTATTTCTCGAGTTAATAATACTGGCTCGCCATCAACAGTAGAATCCTTAGTTGCCGCATGAATCCTAGGCTTTGCAGCCCCTCTGCGCATAATCTCTGCGTAACTATCATTGTAATGATACCTCGTTCCAATGTATCTACGCAGCCCATGAGCCGAACCTAAATTAAGTGACAATGCCCAAGCTTCGGTAGTTTTCTCAATCATGGCCGGACTTCTAACATTCTCAATGGTTACCACGTCATCGTAAACCGATAAGTAGAAATGCTTCGAAGTAGGCTGACCATCAACTAGCCCGTGGGCCTCCACTGTTGCTTCTTTGGGGTTTGATTTACGCTTAACAATAATACCGGCATCCAAGGACCAGCTAGGCGCATCTTTGTCAGGATTCTCCCATAGAATATCAGGGAACAAACCTTTAATAGCTTGGTTGCTTTCAAATTCACGTTTAATTTGCGCTAGGAACTGTTTTGATATTGGGCGAGTACAACTGAATATGCCGCATGTAATCTCCACGCCATTCCACTTTGGTAAAGGATTATCGCCATGACTGCCTAGGATGTCTTGAATAGTTTTGGCAAACGTTATGATTGTACTTTTGTAGTGGCCTCTAGACCATAGGTCAAGATAACCGTCAGGGGCTAATTCAACTTCCTTGCATCGATCGAGTATCCATTGGTTAACCGCATCTTTGCGCTTAAGCACTACGGTTAGCAAGAAAAACAAATCAGTTCTTGCCATGTCCCTGGCAACTAAATGTTGATCGGCTGGAGCAAGCTTAAAAAAAAGCTCAGAGAATTTTCTGTAGTCGGCAATCGTTTTTAAATCAGGCTTTGGCATCTAACGCCTTAATGTGGTCAAAAAGCGCCTCATCGAGCGGACGAGAAATAGCTTCAACCACCAAGTCTTTCTCTAAATCTTCTATCATCACATTTAATTTATCTCGTACGACTGAAGATGCTATGTGCCCAATCACATAATACTTTAGAAATTTATAATCACGCCGCAACAAGGATTTATATTTCATTCGAAGAAACTTTGGCAGTACAATATTGAATAGAGACCATAGCATCTTGAGATAAAAATGTTTCTTCAAAAAACATATTACTACAGCCTATAGCTACAAAAACTCCATTTCCGCCTGAAGCCGGATACCGAATGCAACCATTTGACCCTATAAAATCTAAATCGGATAGCTCAACATAATCAGGCACTGAATAAATAATATGTAGATTTTTCATTTTTCCTCTATCGCAGAAGTCTCAAAAGCATCCTTCATGCCACCATACAAGCTCTCTAAATGCGCACTATGATTTATCTGCAATGCTTGACCATCTTTACCAGTTAATTCAACTTTGTCTGTCAACTTACCGTAATGCCTATCAAATAATTCTTTAATCGCCGGTATATCGCCCCTAGTAGCCTTATGCAGCAAAGCCAATACAGTGGCATCTATGACCGAACGCTTATCGCGCGTACCATCCGGCAATACCACATCAGTATCAAGATTTAAATATTTCTCTAATTTGGCTTGTAACGCAGCAGTACCAGTTCCCACAGGCCTTCTCCCAGTACTTTTGTGACCAGGCTTGAACCTTGTTTCATGACCGTATTGACTAACATTGGCATTCCCTACTGGCATAAACGTTTACCCAAATATTACCCAATTAACTCACTTAATCCAGAAGCTACCTTTCATTCCAATCCTGCGCAGCCTTCATTGCTATGTCCCACGCATCGTCTTTATGATACTTACAATCCATACACTCAATATACACTGAATCAGTAACCGGCCTAACAAACATTAGCCTATTACTTCCACACTTTGGGCAATTCAATAACAATTGTGCGTTTCCTTGCTTCATACGTGTATGTTAAACAATTAATAACTAACTGTCAAGGATTGCTTGATAGTTGCTTTCCAGTTTAAATCTGATGTACTCCAAATGTGCCCTTGCTATATGCCGTTTAGAGCGCCTGTAGAGGCCATAGCGCTTCAATAGCTGTTGCGTCTCATAAAGACCAGGGGTACGGTACTGCATTCAATCTTAGCCTTTTTGAGTTTGTTGCAAGAAAGATTTTAGCTCTTGCTCTCGCCAATCGTTAGGGTCGATTAATTTATCACGTTCACGACATTGTTGCTCATAGATATCTGGCGACCAAATTTGGCATATTCCATGGTCTATACTCTCAAAGCGCCCCTTGAATTGCTTACCCCAAGGCTAAATTGTGTGTCACCTGGGGCGCACCATCAGCGTGGGGAATTTTAAAGAGAGCTAATTATA